GTAAGTCAAGGTACATTTGGTGGTGTTGCAATGAAAGAAATAAATAAGACACCAGTCATAGGAGCTGGTACAGACTTCACAATAGCAACTAATGGATACATTCAGTCATTCATAACAGATGCAAATGACCCTAATCAATTAGAAATACCAGCTGGAAATTGGAACTTTGAAACCTATTTCTCTGCATCTAGTAGTGGTGGTACACCTTCATTTTATGTAGAGCTATATAAATGGGATGGTGCTACATTAACATTGATAGCTAGTAGCTCAACAGCACCTGAGGGGATAACTGGAGGAACAGCAATAGATTTATATCTAACAGCCTTAGCTGTACCACAGACTACACTAGCATTGACAGATAGATTAGCTGTTCGTATCTATGTTAACAATAGTGGTAGAACTATTACACTTCACACAGAAAATAGTCACCTTTGTCAAGTAATAACTACATTCTCAACTGGTTTAACAGCATTGAATGGATTAACAGCTCAGGTACAGAACTTATCAGTAGGTACAAGTGGGACTGACTTTGCTATCAACTCAGTTACATCAACACACACCTTCAATCTACCTACAGCATCAGCTACTAATAGAGGTGCATTGAGCTCAGCTGATTGGACCACATTCAATGGTAAGCAAAATACATTAGATCAAGCTGGTATACTTTCATTGTTAGGTTGGTTTAAAACACTTGTTACAGCCAATACTACAATAACTGGAACAACTGCAGAGACAATTATTAGCTCAACCCAAGTACCTACATTAAGCAATGGAACTATATTTAAAATAAATACATTAAGATTTACAAAAGGTATTCTGGCAGGTAGTACAATTAGAGCATATTTAAGCCCTAACAGTGCTAATCTTTCGGGTGCAGTTCAGATACTATCAACAGGTTCTGTTATTGTAGCAGGAACAAGGTTCGCGACAATTAGTAGAGTGTTTGAGATTGAAGGTGGTAACATAAAAGGATTAAACGCATCTACGGGGGTACTCAATGACAATGGTACAAGTACAGTTGTAGCATTAGACGCTGCACTTCCTAGTGGTACGTTATATCTTATTATAACAGTTACAAATTCTTCAACTACAGAATCAACTACACAAGAACTTTTAGACATCTCTAATTTTTAAGCTATGTACACAATTATAGATACTACAACTAATAGATTGCTTTTTGCAAAATTTGACAATGAAGTCTTAGAAGGTCAAGTGGCCATTGAGCAAATTTGCACAATTGAAAATCCTGAGCAAAAAGATATATTTTTTAACTTTGAAACAAAACAATTTTATATCTAATGGCAGAAAAATCAGTAGTATTCTCACTTAAGGTCAACACTGGTAATAGTGTTAATGACATCCAAGCTATGGATGCAGCTGTTAATGAATTAAATCAAGATCTAAAAGCAACACAAGCAACAGCTTCTGATAATACTGGCATAGATAATTTTGACCAGAAAATCCAAGAACTAAATGCTAGAGTTGAAGCTGGTGGACTCACTATGAGAGAGTTGACTAGGACAATGAAGGAGTATCAGACTTTAGCATTGCAAGCTGGTGATAAGAGTCCAGTAGGTCAACAAGCAATTAGAAATGCTGCTGAATTAAAGGATCAGATTGGAGATTTAAAATCTCAGACTACAGCTTTATCATCTGACTTTGTTGGACTTGATACTACATTACAAGGAATAGAGACTGGAGCTGCTGCATTTCAAGGTATACAATCTGCTGCTGCATTAGCTGGAGTTGAGAATGAGAAGTTAGCAGAGACAATGGTTAAGCTTCAAGCTGTTCAGGGCCTTGTTAATTCTGTTAGTATTATCTCTAACAACTTGAATAAGGAGTCAATCTTAGGTCTACAGTTAAGAAATGGACTTGAAAAGGCTAAAGCATTTATATTAACAGGATCTATTGGTGCAACAGCTGGATTAGCAACAGCAGAAGGTGTATTAACTGTTGCAACTAATACAGCAACATTTGCAACAAAGGCATTTAGAGCAGCATTAATTGCTACTGGTATTGGAGCTATTATTGTTTTAATAGGAACTTTGATTGCTAATTTTGATACAGTAAGTAAGGTAGTAATTAAACTATCAGGTTATGTTGTTAAAGCTTATGATTACTTTGATAAATTAGGTGTTGGAGTTAAAGTTTTAATTGGAATATTCTTTCCATTTATAGGGGTTGTTTATGCTGCAATCAAAGCATTAGAATACTTCAATGTTATAGACAACAAAGCAGAACGTGATCAAAAAGCAAGGCACGAAGCTAATATGCGCCGAGTTGATAAAGCTCTTGCTAAAGAAGCAGAACAACGTAAAGCTAAGGAAGATGCTTACAATGCTGAAGATAAATCATTAGCTAGACAAATTGCATTACTTGAAGCTCAAGGTAAAAGTTCAGATGCATTGGTAGAAAAGAGAATTCAAAATTCTATTGAATATCAAAAATCATTATTAAAAGAACTTGAATTAAATGAGAGAATATTAAGAGCTACCAATGCAATGGGAGTAAATGATGAGCTTATTGAAGAAACAAAGAAATCAATTCAAGAAACAACTGATGCTATTTTAGATGCTGAGAATCAATTGGATATTAACAAAGCTAACATTAATAAAAAAAGGTCTGATGATGTTAAAAAAGCAAATGAAGAAAGCTTAAAAGAAGAACAAGACTATAATAAAAAACTTACTGAATTCTTTGATGCAATTGAAGCTGAAAGACAGTCTAAGATTACAGATGCTAAGGAGAAAGAGTTACAAGCATTAGATAATAAGTATCAAGAATTATATGCAAAAGCAGATGCAGCAGGTCAAAGTGATAAAGAATTAATAGCTAAACAACAGTCAGAAATTGCAGAGATAAATGGCAAATATGCTAAGATTGAAAGTGATGCTGTATTGAATCAAAAAAATGAACTTAACAAATTAAGAAAACAAGCTGAAGAAGAATTTTTGAATCAGTTGGAAATAATAGCAGAAGAAAATAGACAGCGTTTATTTTCAGAACAACAAAATGAAATCCAAGCTGTTAATGATAAATATTTTACTCTAGAACAACAAGCAAAAAATAATAAAGAACAATTAGCAATTATAGAAACTGCTAAACTAAATGAGATTAATGATATCAATTTAGAGTATGGTAAGAAAAAAGTAGCTATTGATAAGGCTATTGCTGAGGAACAGAAGAAAATAGATGACGAAAGAGTTAAAAAAATAATCTCAAATATTGACAAAGTAATTGAGATAGCTAGAGCATTTAAAGAGACAATGAGTGCATTGAATGGATTACTCAATGCTAATGATGAAGAAAGAATAAAAAAGTTAGAAGGTAATGAAGCTGCTCAGAATGAGATTAGAAAGAAAGCATTTAACAGAGAGAAAGCTCTTAAGATATCTGAAGTTATAATCTCAACTGCTAGTGCAATAAGTAAGTCAGTAGCAGCATCACCAGTTACATTTGGTCTACCATTCTCTGCATTCTCTGCTATTACAGGAGCAGCACAAATAGCGGCAATTTCTAAGACTAAATTTAATTCAGGAGGAACTCCACCAACAGCACCACCACCACCAGGTGATACATCATTAGGAGCAACAGCATCAACATTCACAGCTAATACTAATACTCAACAAACTGATCTTAATAGTCAGAATGTTACAGGTACTAATTTACAGAATATGACTAAGGTAGCAGTATTGGAATATGATATCACTAATGTTCAGAACAAGGTAGCTGTCCAGGAGGTGAAGTCAAGCTTCTAATCCATTTTACTGTAGCTTTATTCCAGAAGTGATCCCCTGTTGAGAAGCATCCATTTATAGATATAAATTCTTGAGCTTTCTCTATAGATGGTACAGATACTTTTGAGTTAATACCTTCTTTTGATGGTACCTGGTAAACATTGCAATAGATTGATTTAATGAAATGATTATCATTCTGCCAATTAATATTATCAAATAGATCAATTAACTTTTGAGAATTCATTAGTACAGGTGTATGAGTCTCAAAATTATAAGCAGTAAAGTTGTTATGCTTAAGGAATTCAAGAGTATTACTTTGAGCTATCTTAGTATGTGGTGCATGTTCAGGATTAACAATCAATGGTCCATTATTAATTGCTACATGAGGCTGCCATGATTGACTTAAAAAGAAATCTTTATTCATATAGATAAAATCTCCTCCAATCTTCTTTGCAAAAGTTAAGATTCTATTGGTAACATCACAGCCTCTGATGTTATTGTATTGATTGCATGGTATATTATTTACTCCTTGTACTTCTTTACCTATGGTATATATCTTGGCATCAGGATATAGATGTCTAATAATTTCAATAGATTGAATAATCTCAAAGTCATAAGTGACCTTGCTATGGTATGGATATACAAAAATCATTTCGAACAAATATACATAATAATTATATGCTAAGAGAATTACCATTATATGATATTATAATAGATCTGGATGATCCAGAGACTACAGTGTCATTCAATAGCCTTGTAGCTAATCCAGCTCATGAGAAATCATTTGAGACATTCTCACAAAAGATTGCTTATCAATTCAATGATGAGGAGCAAGTAATAACAGGTGTAGCAATATCAGCTAATACTCCAATATTTAGAAGAGATCCAAATACTGGAGAAGAGTATTATGTAAATTTCTCCCCAGCATCAATTAAGGATATAGTTTTTGATTATGCTAGAAGAGAAAACTTTAACAATGTTAATCTTGAGCATAATAGTAAGAGAGTAGTAGATGGTATCTATATGATAATGTCTTATATCATTGATGAGTCAAAAGGATTCACAGCTCCAGAAAGGTTTAAAGATGAGAAAGATGGATCATGGTTAGTATCTTATAAGCTTACTAATAAAGATATATATGATGCTGCTAAAGCTGGTATGTTTACAGGATTCTCAATTGAAGGTGTATTCCAATTACTTGAGACAGGTAAAGGATGGGAACATGAATTCAAAGCAATCTATCAAGAGCTTAAGAAAGTACAAGAATACATAACATTTTACAATGACTATCCTGAAGCTGTAACTAACAATGCAAAGAAAGGTATTGAGCTTAATCAGAAGTATGGGAATAAATGTGCCACTAGGGTTGGTAGATTAAGAGCAACAACTTTAGCTAATAGACAGACTGTCTCAGTTGCTGTTATAAAAAGAATGTATTCTTATCTATCAAGAGCAGAGGAGTATTATAATCCAGATGACAATTCAGCATGTGGAACAATCTCATATTTATTATGGGGAGGTCTTGCTGCAAAGAGATGGTCAGAGGCTAAACTAAAAGAATTAGGAATTTTCGAACAATAAAATATAATAGAATATGAATAAAGAACTAACTACCATTAAGGAATTGATTGCTGAAATGAAAGCACAATTCTCTAAGTCAGTTGACAAATTTGATACAGCAGTTTTAACTGATGGTGTAACAACTATTGAGTATGATGCTCTTGAAGTTGGAATGCCAGTTTTTGTTGTTGCAGATGGCGAAAGAATACCAGCTCCTGAAGGAACTCATTCATTGAGTGGAGAACTTGCTGGTGTATCTATTGTTGTTGATGCAGAAGGTATCATAACTGAGGTTATTGATGAAAGACAAAATGAAGGAGCTGGAGAAGTTGTTGTTGAAGAAACAACAGCAGAATCCATGAGTGCTGATCAAGTTGAATCAATTGTAAATGCAAAGCTTGAGTCATTCTCCAAAGCTGTCGAAGGATTGGCAGAAATGACTAAGACTATTGTAGAAACAAATAATACTCTTATCAATGAGTTAAGTACTTTGAAAAGTGAATTCGAGGCTTTCAAAGCTAAACCATCTGTAGAGACAAAAGAAGCTGAAAAATTCAGCAAGGTTGGCAACCTAACAGCTAGACAATTATTCTTAAAAAATTCTAAAATCTAATAAAAATGTCGTTAAAAAAATATTTAAGCACAAAATTTAACTGGGATGTATCTGGTTTAGCAGCTTATGTTGATGAGCAAAGAGAAGACTTAATTGTTAAGTCAGTAACTGAAGCTAGAACATTGCAATATGTATCAATTCAACAAGGGATTAAAGGATCTCAAGAATTGAAATTAATGGATGATTCAATCGTTTACCAAGATGGTGACTGTACAATGACTCCAAATGGTGACACTGTGTTCACTGATAGAGCAATTGCAGTAGAGACATTAGGTTACATGAAATCTTTCTGTCAAAAAGATTTAGATGGTTTCTGGACTCAGTTAGGATTGAGACCAGGTGCAATGGCTGAAGATAAAACTCTTCCATTTGAAGCACAAATCATCAGCTATTTATTGCAGTTACATTCATTTGAATTAGATAAATTAATCTGGAAAGGTAACAAAGCTACTGGATCAGGTAACTTATCTAAAATGAATGGATTCCGTCAATTCTTAACAGTTGCAAATGGTTGTGTTAACTTGAATGCATCTTCAGTAGCAACAATCTCTGCATCTAATGCATTTGATGTGTTCTATGAATGTTTCGTTGAAACTCCAGCAAATGTAGCTGAGACTAATGACTTTATCTGTTTTACAGGTCGTGAGAATTTTAACTTCTTAACTAAGAATTTAGTTGATGATAATTTATTCCACTACAATCCAGCTAACATTGGTGACTTGAATGAGTTAATCCTTCCAGGAACAAACATGAGAATTGTTAAAGTTAACGGATTAAATGGATTAGATAACATCTATACTGGTAGAGCTTCTCAATTTGTATTTGGAACTGACTTAAGCTCTGACTTTGAGAACTTTGACTTATGGTATTCTCAAGATGATGATGTAATCTACTTAAGATCTAAATTTAGAGCTGGTGTTCAGGTACCTTTCTTGAGCCAAATCGGAGTTTGGAATGGAACATCTTCACCTAACTAAGAAAAATAATGGGAGGGGGTGACTCCTCCCTATTTAATAACATTAAAAAAATAAAAAGCAATGAGCTGTAATATGACACAGGGATATAATGACAGAACTTGTACCAACGGTAAAGGTGGTATAAAATCTGTTATGATATTTCCATTAGAGAATGTAACTGCGTCTACAATTGTAGACAATGAAGTGACTGCTTTGACTGTAACAGGTGAAGTATTTTTGTATAAGTTAAAATCAAACTTATCAAGTTATACTGCACCAATCAGAGTGAATAAAGGAAATGGAACTCTTTGGTATGAACAAACTTTGACTATGATCTTAGCTTCAGATACTAAAGAATTACGTTCAGAGATTCACTTAGTAGGACAGAATGAGTGTGTTGCTCTTGTTGAGAAAGCTGATGGTATTGTTGTTGCTCTTGGATTTGGTGAAGGACTTCAAATTGCTGAAGCTTCTGCTTATGGTTCTGGAGTAATTAAGTCTGACAGATTAGGACATGACATCATTATGGGAGGATTAGAAAATGATCCTGTTCCGGATGTTGATCCAGGTGTTTACGCTTCATTAATAGGTCAACAATCGCCATCTATCTAAGAATTGATTGAAGTGATTTTTAAAGGGAGGGCTATGTCCCTCCTTTTTTTGTATATTTGAACATGGAAATAAAAGCAAAGTTTATTGGATCAAAACAATGGTCAGTATTATTGAGCAAATGGATTGATATTAAAAGAGGTAAAGAGGACTTTTACCATGTACTTGGATTTATTCATATATTTGAAATAAAGAAACCTAAATTAATTAAAAATGCTAAAAATACTGAAGGACTCAACTTCAATTCTGATAGTGACAGTAACCGAACTGACAACAGTTAGTCCAGTTTACTACCTATTTGAATTTGAACATGAGCAATCATTCTTAAAGTATTACTGTATTCTAGATAATATAAGCTTAGCTACAGCAAGATATGATGAGTTTGAGCTTGTTGATGGAGTAGATTTAAATTTTGATTATGATGGATACTATACTTATAGAATTTATCAGCAAATATCATCAACTAATTTAGATCCAATTTTATCTGATGGTTTAGTAGAAGAAGGGAGAGCTCATGTTTATGTTATTGATTCTCCATCTAATGAGTATAATGAAAATATAACATTCAATATATATGAATAAGTTTGAATCAATGTCATTTAGAAAGGACTTTGTCCTGCCAGTTGAGGAACAAGATAGATTACTTGGATTTATCAAATGGGGAAAAAAGAATGACTATCCTTATTTTTTAGTGGACCTTTATAATGGTTCAGCATGGCACCAAGGAATAATCAAGAATAAAACTCACTACATTGCTGGTGGAGGTCTTGAAGTTGTTACTGGTAACTTAGAAAGGTTTCTGAATAACTCCTATTCTGATTTCACAATGGATGAGATTGTTGAGCAATTGACATTTGATTATGAATTATTTGGAGCATTTGCAGTTAAAGGTACTTGGAATCTAGAAGGTACAAGAGTAGCTGTTTGGGAATATCTACCATTAGATGCAATAAGAGTATCATCAGATGAAAGAATGTATTATATATCAGATGATTGGACAATGCAACAACAATCAGCTGAGAAAACAAATCTTAGAACTATTCCAGCTCTAGATGAAGATAAAAAAGTTGGATCATTTGTGCTTTATTATAAAGATCCAGCTAAGAAAGGAAGGAAAGAACATGGAGTATATCCTAAGCCTGTTTATCAAGGTGGATTAACAGCTATTCAAACTGATGTTGATATCTCTAAATTCAACATGTATGAGTTACAGAATGGATTCAAGTCAGGAACTATGATCACATTCATGAATGGTTTCCCAGAGACACAAGAGGAGGCAGAATCATTTAAAAATCAAATCAAAGATCCAGCATCTAATATTGAAAATAGTGGTGATATTATAATCACATTTGCTGCATCAGCTGATCAAGCTCCAAAGGTAGAGAGTTTAAATGGAAATGACTTAGATAAAAGATATAGTGCTCTTGAGAAATCAGTTCAGCAGAATATTCTTGTAGCACATTCAGTTGTTTCTCCTTCATTGTTTGGTGTAGCTCCAGAAGGATCATTCAATGCTGCTGAATCTGCTGAGTTATTTGAGATATTCAAAAACACTTATGTCAACACAAGACAAAAAAGAATCGAATGGATATTAAATTACATGGTTACACTATCTGGTGATGTAGGAACTCTTACTCTTAGAGATGTTAATCCAATTGGAGTAACTAATAATGCTCCAACACAATCAACTCCTAATCAACCAACTCTTAATCAACCAACTCCTAATCAACCAACAGCAGAGGCACCAGTTGATGTTGCTAAATCAGCATTAAATGGAGCTCAGATTGCATCACTTATTGATGTAGTGGCTAAAATAAAGGAGGGAATATTGACTCCAGATGCTGCATTACAAGTTGTATTGGCATCATTTCCAACAATTGATGAAATCCAAGCTCGTAAAATTGTAGGATTAAATTCAGCTCCTCAACAAATGTCATCTTGTAAGCATGTTGATACATTCTCAGATGATGAGATTGGATACTTTGCTCAATGTGGTGAATCAGCAGATAAATATGAAGTATTTGCTACTTTTCCAATTGCTTGGGATACTCCATCTGCTGATGTATTTACTAAACAAGACCAATTATTTGCAACCATTGGAGAGATATCAGCAGAACTAAATGACTTTGATAAGAATGTTCTTAAGATGTTAGGTGATGGTGAAGACTCTAATGCTATTGCTAAAGCTCTTAATACTAACATTGAAGAGATTGCTAAGTCAATGGCTAAGCTTATGAAATGGGAAGTGATTACAAAGGGAGAAGTAACAGATTTAGGAAAGCAATTAGTAAGAGAAGAAAATATTCCTATTGAAAGATTCGAAGTAAGATATGGATACAGGACCAGATTAGATGTGCCTCCAGCAAAGAGTGGATCAAGACAATTTTGCGAGAGACTTATTTCATTGAATAGACTATATTCAAGAGATGAAATTAATAGTATATCAAATAGAGTTGATAGAGATGTATGGAGATATAGAGGTGGATGGTATACAAATCCAGATACTGGTAAATCAACTCCATGGTGTAGACATGAATGGATTCAGCAATTAGTAGTAAAAAGATAAGATATGAATTATTTACTTTCAGTGGAGAATCTAAAGAAGCTTGGACTTATTCACAATAATACAGACACTAAGCTTTTAGCAGTAGCTATTAAGAGAAGTCAAGATATGCATATTCAACCAGCTCTAGGAACTCCGCTTTATAGAGCATTACTTGATAGAGTTGAAACCAATACCTGGACTCAAGACTATTTAGATCTTATGAATGAATATGTTATTCCTTGCTTAGTAGCATTTGTTGATTATAGAGCAGCTTTATTGGTAACTGAAAAGATAACTAATAAGACTACTGGTAGAGTACAGGATGAAAATATACAAGCTAATACTTTGGCTGAGGTTGATGAATTTAGAGACCAATTAAGGAAAGATGCATATTTCTACAAAGAAAGATTGATAGGTTACTTAATGGATGATCAAGCTACTAAGTATCCAGAATATTGTGATATGTGCTCTGATCATTGTAATGAATTTGTAAGAAAAGATAAGACAGGTTATAGTCCACTAAATTGGATCAGATGAAATTCTCAAAAAAACAAATTGATAAGCTTAAATTTTACCTAGAAAAAAATGGAAAGAACTCTCAACCAACTAATGAAAGAGTTGCAAATAATAGCAACAAAGCACAAACAGATAAGAGAATTCTTTCAAGGTGATTATATTGATGCTGTTTCTAGAGATGCAGCACAATATCCATTAATGGTTGTAACATTGCAACCTGGATCAATGACTACTCAAGCTGTTAATGTTAATATGATCATCACAATATGTGACAAATACAATATCCAAGAATATAGACAGATTGATGAGATACATTCTGATTGCTTAAGTATCTGCAATGACATAAGAATCACATTCCAACAATGGAGATTTGAGGACTTTATGGATATTAATGGAGATATTACAACACAACCATTCATTAATAGAGGACCAGATGTAACTGCTGGATGGACAATATCAGTGAATGCATCTATCTATGATAACAATGATTGGTGTTCTATACCTTATGATGATTATGACTTTCAGAACGATTAAGCATAATAAGTATGGAAAACATTTTTAAATTAGATTATAAGACATTTGGGAAAAGTCCATTCACTTATATTTTCTTTATTTTATTGACTATACTCATTATGATTGGTAGATATATTATTACATCAAAAGATACTGAGATTAAACAGCAACAGCAAAAGATTAATGATTGTGATGAGGAGAGAAAATCTGATAAAAAATTAATGCAAGATATACTATTCCAAAAAGAACTTAACAAAAAATTAGATGGAGAATAAGGTTTTATTGATTGTCACAATTGTGAGCTCTCTTTTAGCAATTTTTACACCCATGCCAGTGCATCAATATCAAGATCATAAAAAAGATTTAATCACAATCAAAGCTGAAAAATATCTACATGATCTTGAGAAAGAAAATAGTGTAAAAGTTGAACAACTTAAACATGATGTAGATAGCTTATTGACTGTAAAAAAGAAAGTTAAGTACATTTATATACTTAAAGATTCATTATGAGTTACACCTGGTTAAAAGAAGAGAAAGGTCCTAAGATATTAGTAGAAGCTATCAAGCATATAGGTACTAAGGAGATTGTAGGTAAACAACACAATAAAAAGATACTTGCATGGGCTGAAGCTATTGGTTTAAAATCAGTTTATACTAATGATGAGATTCCCTGGTGTGGACTTTTTATAGCTTATTGCTGCCATGCTCAAGGATTAGATGTTGTTAAACATCCTTTATGGGCCTTGAACTGGAATAAATTTGGAAATGTAGCTCAGGTTCCAATGCTTGGTGATGTATTAACATTCACAAGAAATGGAGGAGGACATGTTGGTATTTATATTGGAGAAGATACTACATGTTATCATGTTCTTGGAGGAAATCAAAACAACCAGGTCAATGTGATGAGAATTGAGAAGTCAAGATTAAGTCAAGCTAGAAGAACTGCTTGGAAAATAGCTCAACCATCCAATGTAAGAGTAGTAAAATTAGAAACAAAAGGAGAAATTAGTCAAAACGAAGCATAATGAAAACACCTAAGAAAAAAAAAGACATCAAAATCAACATTGATACTAAGAATGTAGATATTAAAGTGACACGCAAAGATGGCACTACAGAGGTTAAAGTGGATACTCCTAAGTTAGACGTTCAGTTTAATAAAGATAGTGACTCTAAGGAGCTAAAAATAGATACTGAGAAGGTAGATGTACAAGTGACCAATGGTGAGGTGAATGTAGATGTTAATGAGCAGTCAGGCTTTGTAGGAAAGTTAATAAAATTAATTCTCAGAAGAAAAAAATAAGTATATTTGTACTGCATGTATATTGTTTGGTTACAATAACACCTAAGAGGGATGATCTATTAATAGTTTATCCCTTTTTTTATCTCTTCAAATGTTAAAATATGTTAATTAATTTGCATAAGTGAAAAGAGATACTAACTTTGTTTCATAATTATTAACCAAAAAAAATATCACATGCAAGGAACAATCGTTTATTTATTAGTGCTATACAGCATAGCAGCTACAATCAAAATTTTAACACTTAAAACAAAGTAACATGCAAAATTTAATCAAACACATCATTGAACAAGAGAAACATTGCTGGGACATGTATCAATTTTCACTAAAAGAATTTGGTACTGAGTCAGAACCAGCAACAAGATGGAGATCATACTGGCATACACATAGTCAGATGATAAAAGAGTTCAACTTGAATACTCGCATTAGGAGAAATAAAAGCACATTCAAGTACAAAAAGTATACAACTGTTAAAATTTGTGAGCTATGATTTGTCCTGACTGCAATGGAGAAGGTACTATTGAGGTACACTTCTGCACATTTGGTAATGAAATTCACTACACTGAAGAGGAGTGTGGATGTAATAATGGATACATTGATGACAATGAACATAGCTGATATTGAGTCCTATTGGAATAAGAGAGGTCACTTTAACATCCAACTTTATATTAACTACTTAAGAGCTAAAAATGAAAACATACAGAGTAACAATGAAAGACAAGTCCTTCAAGATAGTGAAGGCATACGACAAACAACATGCATTCCTGATGGTAGACAGATGGATAGGTTTAATCTTAAAAATTGAGGAGATATGAAAGAAGGAAGATTTAGCAATGCAGCAAAGCTTGATATTCATCAAGTTAAAGACATCCAAAAAAAATACGGCTCATCTAATGTAACTATGAAAGAATTGGCTAATGAATTTAATGTAACAGAAACACATATTTGCAGATTGGTTAAAGATGTTAAGACTGATAACAAAAAACGTGGTACTGGTAGTATATCTGAATATTGTAATTTCAGTAAAATCAATGAGGAAATTGCAACAAGAATCTTGATACTATACATGAGTGGTGAGATGACACAAAAAATGATAGCAGAAATATACAATTTGCATCAATCAACAGTCAGTTATATTTGCACTGGCAAGACATGGAAGCATTTGTTTCAAGGAGTAAAACAACAATACAATAAAGAAATCTTGAAAATTGAGGAGCTATGACAACAATAGAAAAAGCAAAAGAGTTAGTAGATACCTATAGGATAATGCTAATGAACAGTGATACTGAATGTGGTGAAGAGATACTATGTACTGTGATAGCTAAGTACTGTGCATTGATTGCAGTTGATGAGGTAATTAAAGCAATGGACAATGTTATCTTACCTAATCCATTTAAGCAATATTGGAACAAAGTTAAACAAGAAATACAAGCACTATGAAAGCAACACATAGAATATGGTTAGAGGACTCAGTAGAAGAGTTAGGTGGTTTTTGGTGGTATTGCTACCTTGATCACAATGGATGCCTACAAGATGAGAAGTATCCTGATGACCTACCTGAGACTCCACAATGGTATATTAATAATGGTTATATAGTAGAAGAACTATGAAACTAGACAACAGATTGAAATTCCTAAATGATGCGATTATCATAGTAGTAATACTCATTTTAATAATGTTAGTGGCTATTGCTAATGTTGACACAATTGTAAGATATATCAAGCCATGACACCTAATGAAATCATAAGACAAAGATTCCCTCATGAAAGGACTCAAGGTATTGCTGATGACTTAGGATTGACTTATTCTCAAGTAGCTAATAGAGCTTTCTCAATGGGCCTAAAGAAAACACTAGAGTTTAAAAGGTCAGACTCATCAGGTAGACAGAATTTAATTAATGGTGGTAAAAAGTTTAGATTCACACCTGGACATACACCATTTAATAAAGGTAAAGAAATGCCTACAGAAGTTTATGAGAAGGTCAAAGCTACAATGTTTAAAGCAGGTAATAGACCTCACAACTGGAAGCCTGATGGAACTATAGTAGAAAGGAAAGATGCTGATCAAAGTGGTAGAATATATCTATACTACAAAGTAGCTGATAGCAAGTGGATTCTTTACCATCAAAAAATATGGACAGATGCTAATGGACCAATTCCTAACAAGCACATAGTAACTTTTAAAGATGGTAACACCAGGAACTGTCAATTAGAGAACTTACAATGCATAAGCATGAAGGACAATGTCATAAGGAATAGCATCCAAAGATTCCCTCAAGAAATACAACAAGTAATTAAATTAACAAGTAAACTAAACAAAAAAATAAATGGCAAGAAACAAAATCAGTGATCTACGTGACCACATGTTTGCAGCACTAGAAAGACTTAATGATGAGTCTTTAAGTAATGAACAGATTAAAGAAGAGGTAGATAAGGCAAAAGCTATTAGCTCCATTGGATCTGTTATCATCAACTCAGCTAAGTTAGAGGTAGACTTTATTAAGGCTACTGGAAGGATAGACTCTGACTCTGACATCTTTAAGAATATTGACCAAAAGAAACTATCATGATAGAAAAAATCAAATACATGATTGATCTTTACGATCTGACTACCAGCTGTAGAGATAGAGACTTAATTTACAAAAGAGCTTATATTTATTCTGAGCTTAGAAAATTAAATTATAAGCTCTCAGATATTTCTGTAATGCTGGACAAACACCATGCAACAATTATAAATGGACTAAAAGTTGACAGTCAATTTCAAAATTGTGACAAGCTGTATGACAAAGCTATTTCTCACATTAAAGAATATCTTTACCCTCCTATTGACCTACCTAAGTATTCTATTTATCAAGATGTTATCAATTGCAACAACACTACAGATTTAAGAATAATTAAGGAGAGAATTACCAATAATTTGTACTTAGAAAGATAGGTGTAAAGTGTAAAGTGTAAAGTCACTTTACAGTAGGTAAAAAAAAAATAAATTAAAAAATATTTTTAAAATCAATTTTACTGTAAACTTTACACCTAAAACGGCTGTATCCTTGATAAAACCTAGCTTTTTACTGTAAAGTCAGGTGTAAAGTCACTTTACAGTAGTTTACACCTAATTATTTTTTGTAATCTAAGAAAAATTACTACATTTGTCCAGTGAAAATTAACAATGCAGAAGGTTAATTATTAGTCACTAGGACATTTTTTTAAAGCTCATTAGTCAAAAGTGCTGCATCACTGGAGATTAATGGGCTTTACTTTTTAAAAACATTATGCAGAATGGAAGAATTACAAGCATTAAATTTTCTAGATCATTTCTCAGTAATAACTATAGGAGATGATAAAATTCCTAATCATGCTTGGAAAGAATGTCAATCAACAAAACTAACTGAAGAACAATTCCTAATCAATCTAAGAAAGCCATCTACAAAAGGCATAGGAATAGTTACTGGCTTTGAATCATTAGAGGTCATTGATGTAGATACTAAGGTATTCTCAACACAACTTGAGAAGGATCAGTTTTGGAAAGAATACTATCAGACTCTTAAAGATAACATCTTAGACTTTGAATCAAAGTTTTCTGTCTATGTAACTAAAAGTGGTGGCTATCACATTCTATACAAGTCTAAGAGAGTAGTAGGGAACTCAAAGATAGCTAAACTCAAAGGTCATAAAGAAGCTGTAATTGAGACTAGAGGTACTGGAGGCTATGTCTTTGTTTATCCTGGTAAGAAGTTAGACAATACAAGGTCTTACTTTCAACTTGAATTTATCACAGATGAAGATAGACAGACTCTTTGGAATATATCATCAGCTTACAATCACATTGATAAAGCACCAGAAGAGCCAAAGAAAGAGCCAAAGATATACTCAGATGATGAGGTGACACCTTGGCAAGATTTCAATGATAAGACAGATATTTGGTCAGTCATTCAAGATGATTTCTTTATTCCAGCTAATGGACAAAAGAAAGATCACTATCTAATCAAAAGACATGGAGCTACTTCTGCTCACTCAGGTAGTGTGTTCAAAGATAGTGGATGCATGTACTTATTCTCAACTGGTACAGTCTATCCTCATGAGAAACTAATAAGTCCATTTGTGGCATACGCACACAAGATACACAATGGTGACTTTAAAGAAGCTACTAAGGACCTTTATGAGCAAGGATTTGGATCTAGAAGAAAGAAAGAGATAGAAGAGAATAAGCCTAAGATTGAGAAACCACTACCAATATCAGGTATTAACTTTCCATTAGATATCTTTCCAGAAGAAATACAACACTATATCTTAGAATGTAACAACAAGCTAGATGCTAACATTGACTACATGGGATGTAGTTTACTTTGGTTAATATCTGTTTGTGTTGGAAATACTCATGAGATAGAAGTTAAAAAAGGATGGACTGAGCCTGGTGTAATTTGGTTAGCTGTAGTAGGTAGAGCTGGTATAGGTAAGACTCCTAGTATTGACAATATCATTAAGCCTTTGAATGTGTTGAACTTTAAAGAGATAAAGAGATACTCTGATCAGATGGAGGTGTATAACTATTACAATGACTTAACTAAGAAAGAGAAAGAAGAACATCCTGAGCCAATTAAACCTAAAAAGACTCAGTTTATTGCCAATGATATCACACTAGAGGCATTGGTTGACTTACACCAGGAGTCAGATAATTCTGTAGGAGTATTCAAAGATGAGTTGGCTGGATGGTTTAAAGATATGAATAAGTATAGAGCTGGATCTGATTTAGAATTTTGGCTATCTTGTTGGTCCAGCAAGTCAGTATCTGTGAATAGAATGACTAGAAAAGGATCATTTATTGAGAGTCCATTTATACCAGTGTTAGGTGGTATACAGCCAAGTATCTTTAATCAATTTGCAACTGATGAGAATAAAGACAATGGTTTCTTAGATAGAATGTTATTGAGCTTTCCTGATGCAAAAGTTGAGGAGTACAATGAGAACGAAATGCACATAGCTGATATCATGTGGTATAGCAACACTATCACTAGATTTTATCAAGGTTTAAAGAGTGCATTTATTAAGAGAGATAATGATGGCAAAATAATTACTAACACAGTTAAATTTAAACAAGAAGCCAAAGAAGAATGGAAGCGAATCTTTAACAGAATAACTAAGGAGCAAAACAATGATGAGGAGAATGAATATCTTAAGTCTATGTATCCTAAGCAAAAGAGTTACATCCCAAGATTTGCTCTTTTAATTCATTTATTCTCAAGCAATTTTGATGAGAAAGTTAATGTGTTAGAAGTATCTAAAGATAGTATTCTTAAAGCTGAAAAGTTAAGTAACTACTTTATCATGAATGCTAAGAAAATAAAGATTGAAGCTGCTGAATTGAAAGATATTAAATCAGCAATGAAGGGAGCTGAGACTACCTATGACAAATTGTTATCTATCTACAAGTCAGATGCTAACTTTAACAGAACAAAAGTAGCTGAGCAGTTAGGTATCTCTAGACAGCAAGTAATAAATTTAATTAAAAAAATAGAAGACAAATGACCAAAGAAAACAAAGCTAAACTCAAAGCATTAGAGCTTGAGACTCTTAAGGTTAAGTATCCTAGTATGAATCCTAACTATCTACCATCTACAGAATGGGCTGATAACTCAGCTAATAGCCTGACTAAGTCAATTATCTTCTACATTAATGCTACTGGCAATCAAGCTGAGAGGATTGGTAATCAAGGGCAATACAGAGAAGGTAACAAAATACAAGTAGGAACTGGTGAGATAGCATACACTAAACAACTACCAGGTAAGTGGACACCAGGGCAAGGAACTAAGGGTACAGCTGACATCTCAGCTACTATTAATGGCAAGTCAGTCAAGATCGAAGTGAAGTATGGAAAAGATAGGCAGTCAGATGCACAGAAACAGTATCAAGAAAAAATAGAGAGTGCAAAAGGTATCTACTACATTGCTAGAGACTTTGATACATTTGTTGAATGGTATAATCAATTAAATCAATTATAATGACACAAGAAGACTTAGATTTCATAAAGAACTACCAAAGATGGAGAAGGGATGATGAAGGAACACTACCAATGCCATCACCTACTGAGATAGGGATAGCACTAGACAAATTAATCGCTTATTGTGAAATGTGCATAAAACTGAATGAAGATGCTGAAAATAGGAGATAAAATAAAAGATACAGAAGACACTGACTGCTACTTTGTTGGTGAAGTGACTAAGCTAAATAGGTTTGGTGGAGTGGAATACTACAGAGTAACTCAAGTCATTTGGAATGGTGAAGATTACAAGGATGATAAGCTAATAGGTCAGATAATTCCTCCTAGATGGTGGTACATTCAATTATTTTTATTCTAAATAGTTGCACAACTAAAAATTATTATTACATTTGTAAACAATTAAAAACAAATACATGCAAACAGAACCAAACAAAGTGCCATTGTGGACCAAGATCCATAAGGCAAAGATGAGCATTGGCAAGGTTGTTAAGAACAGCACCAATCCTCACTTTAAAAAGAGCTATGCTGACATCAATGCATTGCTTGAGACAGTTGAGCCAATCCTTCATGAGAATGGACTGCTCCTATTACAACCTATCCATGACAAGATTCTGAGCACTCAGATAATTGACATTGAGACTGGTGAAATGATTGAGTCATGGTTAACACTACCTGACAACATTGATCCACAAAAAATGATTAGTGCAACGACCTACTACAGAAGAGCAACTTTACAATCTCTTTTGAGCCTTCAAGCTGTAGATGATGATGGTAACTCAGTCGCATCAGCAACAAAGCCATCCCTTACAGATGACAGATTCAAAGAAGCTCTTAAGTCAATTGAGTCAGGAAAGTACACAGCAGAAAAATTAAAATCAGATTTTTTATTAACCAAAACACAATTACAAGCATTATGAAATGGCATCCATCATCACTAGGTAAACTCATGACTGAGTCTCGCACTAAGTCAGAAGTATTGAGTCAGACTACTAAGTCTTATATCGCATCTAAGGCAAAAGAAGACTTCTTTGGCTACAATTCATTTGTATCTACAAAAGCAATGCAGAAAGGCACTGACTGGGAGCACGAGTCTATAGAGTTAGTCAATCAGATTAGAGACACATTCTACATAAAGAATGAAGAAACTTTTCAGAATGACTGCCTAATTGGTACACCTGATATCATCTTAGAGAATTCAATCATTGACATTAAGACTTCATGGTCTTTAGAGACTTTCCCAGCTATAGCAGCAGAAGGAATCAATAAAGACTATGAGTGGCAGTTGAGAGGCTACATGATGCTATGTGACAAGGAATCAGCTGAGCTAATCTATTGCATGATTGACACAGATGACTTTCTACTTTCAGACTGGGACAATAAATCTATTCACAAGGTGTCTCACATTGACCCTAGAAAGAGAATAACAGTGCTAAGGTATGAACGTAACATTTCAACAGAAGAATCCATTAGAGAGCGTCTTTTAGCTTGTACTGAGTATTACAATGAGTATTTTGTACAATTAAACTGTAAGTAAGATGAGATACAATGTAGAACAAACGACTAAAAAATACATTGATGTGTTAAATAAAGTCAAAGAAGAAATTAATAAATACGACTACAATACTATTCACCCCTTGATTGAAAGTTATAAAATTACTAGATATTGGGTAATGTTTTTAAAGCAAAAAAATGTAACTTACTATCAAGATGGCTTTGTAAAATGGAATGAAAAGATACCAGTAAGCATAAAGCTAATTGATGAATTTAGAAAATTTCAGACTGAGATAAATAAAGCTAATACTATTAGAAGAAAACAAACACAAACACCACAAGAAATGAAATCTATACAAATACCGCTAGAAATCAAGAGACGTAGAAGAACACCAGCTGTAGTAATTGAACAGACTCCACAGCCTCAGGTAGGATTGATTAGAAAATTCTTAAGATGGTTGTACTAATGGAAAAATCCTACTTCATAATAGAGGCTAGTATAGAGAATCTCAAGTATGCTAGATACTCAGCTATTAAATTCAATAAGCAAGGACATGACTACTGTATAATGCTCACAAAACATCATGATCAGCTAGACATCAGAAAGGTAAGCAAAGAAGAATTTAACAATTTAAACAAACCAAAATGATTGAAGTAAACAAAACATACATCAATAGAACTAGGGAGCAGTTGGTGATGCCTATCTCAGATAAAGAAGGCATGGTATTATACCAGGTGACAAAGAAGTCAACTGACAACCCCATCACAGAATTCAAGTGCACAACAGCACGATTTTTAAACCTATATAAATTATCAAAATGACAGAGAAAGAATTTTACCAACAAGCAATGATTGCTGCAATGCAAGGCTTGTTATCAGCAATCGGAAATGGCTATGAAGCTGAGTACGTACATCCTCATTCAACTATAGCATCTATGGCTGATGAGTATGCAAAAGCTCTAACAATAAGAGCAGAGATTGAAGTAGCAAAAATGAGACTTGAGGTCCCATTCCCTGAGAAAGTAGTATAGAGGCTCGGCAAAGTCTACCCCTCCAAAGTTAAAACCTGGGAAGTTAAAACTGATGTGAATAACAAGGAGGGGTTTTTTAACTTATAAAATGGAAGAAAAATTAAAATTAGGAGAAATTGAAATAGGTGGCAAAATTACAACTGAGTCAATTTCAATAAACATACTAGAAGTAGCAGGAAAAAGAAATTATGAATGTCAACTAATATTAGACATCAATATGATTTGGAATGAAAAAGTAGAAGTAAAACATTTGAGCAAATTAAGATGGATTTTAAAAGAACATGAAGTTGAACAACTCAAAGAAAATGGATTTATAAAAACAAAATTGGTGGTCGAAGACTGATAGTGCCCCCTCTAGTAACTGGAATCTTGGAAAATTACAATCACAAGGAGGGGTTTTTTAAGTAACAAGTAAACAAATAATATGAATGAAGATTTTAAAAAGTCAGTAGACTTATGGATTGAAGGACAAGAGTTTTTAATTGAAGAGCTACATTTAAAGAAAGAATTTACAATTAACAATATTGAGTTAGCTAAAAAACAACTTAAAAATGTAAAAAAAGCTATCAAGCATGAAGAGAAACAATTAAGTAATTATATCAAAAACAAATAATATGAATAAATTTAAATTAGAAGGAGCAATCATTAACAAATTGCCAGCAAAACAAGTATCTGAAACATTTAGAGTGCAAGAATTTATCCTCAAGGTAGGAGATGATAAGTATCCTCAAGAAGTAAAATTCCAATTAGTGAATGATAAGATATATCTACTAGACTTTATCCAGGTGAATGATACAGTAGAGCTTGTGTTTGAATTAAGAGGTAAAGCATACAAAGAAACTCATTACAATACATTGAATGTACTTGAGGTAAAATCTAAGCTATTCTAATGGAAAAAATAAAAATGTTTGGAATTTGGGCATTAATATGCTTAATCTGGGTGATATTTGTAAGTCTTTTTTTATATGGTGTTAACATGATGTTTGGCAGCATTGGAATTATAGTAGTATCTATTTTATTTTTTATGTACTATATTTATAATCTTTACAAAATATGGTAAGAACAATCACAATCTATCTTAGAGACTTTGACCATGATCTTAAGAAATGGATGCAAGAAGAGACGGTTTATAAAATCAATAACAGATATAAACAAACTCATGTAGCTGAAGATATTGGTGTAACTAATGCTCAAATGTCTAGATTTCTTAATAATAATAAAGTCTCTGAAGATTTCTATATCAAATGGTTTAATTGGTATGGTAAAAATCAATAATTTTACATGTGCATTTCTGGAAAACTGAAGCTTATATCATCGCAAACAAGATCACTGGAGGAAATCCAATATCAAGAGACCTGGTTAGTCACGTCTATTTATTGGTCTGTGAACTCAATATCAAACAAGATGATCTTCCAAGAGTGTTTGCTAGATATGCTTACAACCAATATAAGTGGAGAGATTCAACATTTAATAAACAATACAAACTGCACGAAGAGCTTCTAGATATCAATATTCAATCAGAAGATGAATACTATGTCACAGAAGCTCAGCAGTTATTAGATGCATATCTACACCAATCTCCTACAGATGATCAGAAACTTTTCACTAAAGAAATTACTAAGATGCATCTAATGGGTATGACCTATAGAGAAATAAGAACACTGACAGGTATCAGTTTAGATACCATACATTTAGCAATTAAACAATTCAAATATGATTTATCTGATTATAATAACAATGCCAATAGGATTAGCAAGAGCATTCCTGAGCTTCAATCTCCTTGATTTTAAACCATTCAATTGTCAGAGTTGTTTATCATTCTGGATAGCATTAGTTACTTCAGCAATAATTGACTGGCATCTGATTGGATTTGCATTTATTACTTATTTATTATCTGATTTAATTTTACTTTATGAATCTAAGTGAAGAACTATTAGCACAAGCTGAAAGATTTAAAAAAACAAAAAGCTTCCATTTAAGCAATCCGTTAAAAAAAGAATTAGCAACCTGGCATGAAACAAATGGTCATGGAAAACTTAAGACATGCTGTAACTCTTACATAAGAAATGCTATGGGAAGATTGGTAAATTCTTTGAATAAAGAAGAACAATTAACTCCAAGAATTCACTTTATAGGAATTAAACAATGATAGTAACTGCTCCAATACCCGTTTTTGGTAGATTTCCTTTGCTTAGGCTAACTATCTCAAGACTTATTAAACAAGGTGTGACTCCTATTATTTTAGGCCATGAGAATGAAGCAAAAGAAATTTCAAAAGAATTTGATTGTGAATTCATATCCATTGATAATGATCCATTAGGTAATAAATGGAACACAGGATTCCAAGCTTCAAGGAATTATAATGCTGATGCTGTAATCTTCATGGGATCATCTGACTGGTGCAGTGACCAATACATTGAAAGATGCAAAGAGCATAGTAAAGATTTTGGAATGATTGGAATGCTTGGATGTCACTTTGCTGATGTATCTGATTCAATAAGATTAGTTCATTGGAAAGGATATAAGGAACACATGAGAAAGAATGAGCCTATTGGTATTGGTAGATTTCTGAATAGAGAATTCCTTGAGAAAATTAACTATACTCCATTTGATCAAAGACTTAATTCTGGTCTTGATTGGTCCATGTGGCTGAAGGCAGTAAAAACTAATCAAGAAATTGGAATACTAGAATGTGATAAATCAGTGCAGCTACTTTCAATCTCAACAAACAAATGGAACAACAAGCATAAGTTTAAAGATCATTGGGATGGAATACTTAGGTCTGAAAGATGTTCACCTGGTATACTTGAGAAAGATTTCACAGAACTTAAAAAACTACTATAATGCAAGCACACATTTCAGAATCACTTGCTGGATTAGATAAAGGACTAATTGAGAAATATAATTTAACTCCTTATTTAGCATCAATATGTGATACTGTATTCATGGGAATGTATAGAGAAGAGGATTTATTCTTATTAGCTAGTCACATTGGTACAAGCACAATAGTATGGTTTGGTAGTGATGCTTTAGATCTCCCAGATGAATGCATAAAGTTTGTACAGGACTCAGTTAATATTGGTGTTAGTCATCAAGTAGTAGAGACTCTATCTAAAAAAGGTATCTATGCAATATGGTGCCCTATCAATGCAGTAATACCACAAAATTGGCCATTAAGACCTAATGGAGATAAAATATTCTGGTATTCTGGTAATGCTCCAGAATTCTATGGAGAATCACTAATCAATGAAATCAAAGAAAGAATTGATATCCAAATTATTACAGCTACTAATGATACATTTACAAGAGAAGAAATAATAGATGTATATTCTCAATGCTTTATCAATCTTAGATTAACTGCTCATGATGGATGTCCTAACACAAATATTGAAATGGGATTAATGGGAAGGAAGTCTATCTTTAATGGTGACCTTCCTTTATCTATTCCTTACAGGTCAGTGGATGATATATGTCAATCAATTATGAAAGAATATACCACTAGACATGTTGATAATTACTATATTAGCAATTTATATCATAACTTTATTAACTATGAAAGAATGTCCACGCTGTTTATTTGATGAGTCAATAACAGTTATAACAGAAAAACAATGCGAGTACTGTGACCTACATGATGAACTTGAACTACAAGCTAATCCTCATGAACTTAAACATATAATCAAAGAGATAAGAGCCAAAGGTAATAATAAGACCTATGACTGCATTATGGGAATCTCTGGAGGTATTGACTCCTCTACTCTTCTGTATACAGCTGTAAGATATTGGAATCTTAAGCCTCTTGTTATTCACTTTGATAATAACTGGAATACTCCAGAGGCTATTCACAATATGACTCAATTAGTGAAGCAACTTAATTTAGACTCAATAACATACAACGTAAACAAAGCTGAGTATGACAGATTGAATGATTCATTCCTTGCTGCTGGTATTCCAGATGCTGATATTCCAAATGACATAGCAATGACAAAGCTAATGTATGACACAGCTTACAAGTATGGTATTAAATACATTCTCAATGGTCATGACTTCAGAACTGAAGGATCAACCCCAAAAGGATGGACCTATATGGATGCTAAATATATTCAGTCAGTTTACAATAAGTACACAGGACTGAAGTTACATAATTATCCATTATTCACTTTTAAGGATCAGCTATTTTATGCTTTGCTTGGCATTAAGAATGTCAGACCATTTCATTATGGATTTGATAGAGATACAATGGAGGCTGAAATGAAAAGACTAATCAACTGGAAAGATTATGGTGGAAAACATTGTGAGAATGTATACACTGAGTTTGTTGGATCATTCCTTCTACCTGAAAAGTTTAATATAGATAAAAGAATTGTATACCTTGCTGCACAAGTAAGAAGTGGAAAGCTAACTAAAGAAGAGGCCAAAGAGAAGTTTAGCATAAAGTCAGAATTTGATTTCTCAAAACTTGGAACAAGTGCTGAAAGGATGCTAAGACTTGTGAACATGAGAATGGGGAGCAGAGATAACTTTGAGAAGTATGACTTCAAAAAATATAAGTATGTTATCTGGATACTTGCTAAACTTAAAGTGGTACCTTATACATTCTATATCAAATACTGTAATTAATCGAACAATAATATATAATAAGAACAATGGCATATTCCGATGAATTTATAATACATCTGGAGGAACTTGCTCATATCTATATTGAGGAGTGTCTTACCCACAAAAAAGAAATGATATCTAATAAAGGAGATATTGTTAAGGTATTGGATAGACATATTCCAACAATAGACTATTTCCTTAGAATTTGGATTCCTATTGTAAGGAAGGAGCAGAGTATTGTCAGAGATACATATTACAGATGGTTGGACTCTGATGATAAACTCAAATCGGACACTATCAAAAAAATAGATAACCTATTTAAAGGCTTAGCCATTGACATTGTTGGCAATGAAGGCAAAGGAATCTTCTACGCTAAGAACAGACTTGGCATGCATGATAGACAACAACTTGAGACTAAAAATGTAGAGAAGTTTGACTTTGAATGAGTACAGTCAAAGGTTATAAACCACATGATAATCAGAGAACAATTCATGATGCTATTAACCATGGCCATGAGAAATACTATGCTCTAAATATTGGTAGACAGTTTGGTAAGACCATGCTTGGAATCAACCAATTGTTATACTGGGCCATCAATGATAAAGGTTGTAAAATTGCTTGGGTAACTCCAGTCTATAAGCAAGGCAAGAAAGTATTCTCTGAAATGGAAAGAGCAACATCAGCAAGTGGTTTATTTTCATTCAATAGATCAGACTTAATGATTACAGGATTCGGATCTACCATTGAATTCTTTTCAGGTGAAAGACCAGATAATATTAGAGGTAATACCTTTGATTACATGGTAGTAGATGAGATGGCATTTACTAGACCTGAGCTTTGGGATGAGGTACTGAGTGCAACTGTCCTGGTGAAAGGTAAGAAGATAATATTTATCTCTACTCCAAAAGGTAAGAATCACTTTCATAGATTATGTATGCAACCTAACTATGATGATAGGTATGCTTACTTTCATTTCACTTCTTATGACAATCCAATGATTGATCCAAGAGAACTGGAAGAGAGAAAGAGATCACTACCTGACTTTGTATTCAGACAAGAGTACATGGCTGAGTTTATAGATAATGCATCTGGTATATTTAAAAACGTAAGTAACTGCATTAAAGCTGGAGTCAAGACAGCTAAGATGTATGGAGGATTAGATATTGGTAGAGCTGATGACTACACTGTATTAACTATTCTCAATCAAGATGGTCACATGGTTACAGCTCACAGATGGAGACATGATGAATGGAGTAAAATCATTGAGAAGGTAGCAACTATCATCAAGCAATATAATGCAACTACATTGGTAGAGGTTAACAATCAAGGTGATGTATTCTATGAAATGCTTCAGTCCAGGTGTAAGAATCTAATCCATCCATTTGTTACCAGCTCTAAGACAAAGCCCATTATTATTGAGGACCTTGCTGTAGCATTTGAACAGGAGTCAATATCAATTATCAATGAACAATGGTTGATAGATGAGCTTGAAAATTATTCCTATATTTACAATCCAAACACAAGGAATGTAACTTATTCTGCACCATCAGGATTGCATGATGATGGAGTTATATCTACAGCATTAGCATGGCATAGTAAGAAAGAGTTTACAAACCGAGGCAGATACATGGCATTAAGAGTATGAAACAACTAGATATTAAACTACCAACAACCATTGCTGATTGTAGCCCAGAGCAAATGACTAAATGGTTAATGATGGCTGATGCTATCAAGGAACAGAAAGAAGAGGACATCACACAGTTTTTAATTTTCCAATGTCAGTTACTTAGTATATTCAGTGGTGAGTCAATCAACAAGATTAAGAACTCTGATATCTCAAGTGTTCAGGAGGCATCCAATCACTTGCTTAAGATGTTGAGTAGTTATCAATATACTGAGCCAAAAGAATTCATTACTATCAATGGTAAAGAGTACAGGTTGGAAAAGAACTTCTCTCATGTTGCTACTGGACAGATTATTGACTTAAAGTTAATTGAAGACATTAGCCAAGATCCATGTCAAGCATTAGCAATAATGTACCTTGAGAAAGGTATGGAATATTGTCAAGAGGATGATAGAGGTAGATTACTTAATCCTAATGATAATAGATATCATGTGTTTAAAGAACATTTCCCTGGTGATGAATTTTTAAACTTCTTTAGTTTTTTTTTGCACTACTCAAAAAAGCAGAAGAACGCTATATTAGGGATACAGATGGTGAGACTGAATATGCAGATGAGTCAGATGAATCAGGAATTAAAGATTCAGAATGGTTCACTTGGACCACTATCTTACATAGACTATCAAAAGAAATGGGACTCAGTGTGGGAAAAATTACACAACAGCCTTATGTGACATCATTATTTTGGATGAACTACTTTAGAATAGTAGATGAGAACGAACATAAACGCATATTAAGTAATGGCAGAATTTGATTTTCTTGAGGACTTTGGTATCACTACTCAGGAAGCTGAGAAGCCAAAAACTGCTTATGATAGATTTATAACAGGATTATCAACACAGCTTGCAACTGAATTCAGAGATTACACTAAGAAGGTAGCTCAAAACACTGGAGGATTAGCAGCTTCAATTATACCTGTACCAACTGGACTGTTATCATTTAGATTAGAGGCTGATTATTACTATCCATTTGTTGATGAAGGAGTTAATGCTGTTGGTAGTAAAAATTATGGTAGTAGATTTTCATTTAACTATCCTGGTGTAAGTCATAACATGGCAACAGCTATAAGTCAATGGAAGGGATTAGATATGAGTCACGCTTATGCAGTATCATATAAAATCAAGCAAAGAGGTTTAAGACCTAAGAGAATAACTGAGAATGTTATTAATGATGATGTGCTTAACAAGATTGCAAATGATTTGGCTGAGTTGACTGGATTAATGTTTGAAATAAATTTTTTAAAGAATGGCAGTAACAATATATGATGAACCACAATTGATTGCACCAGCTGGTAATCCATTGGTGTTTACTTTTAGCAGTGATCAGACAGCACAGGATAACTTTTCATTTATTGTGGAGTTATACATTGACTCTACATTAGTGTTGACTCAACAAGTATTCAGACAGTTCAATTCTTTATCAAGGATAGATGTATCTCAAGCTGTAGAAGCTTATATTAGAAATACTATACCTACTACTAACTTAGAATTAGATGCTACTGATTCAATGGTTACTTATGCTATACTAGTTTATGAGAAGTATGGTAATCCACCAATCACACAATCAAGTGCTGAGAGTACTACGCTTAGAGCATTTAATGGATCATTAGAGTATGAAGATTGGATTAATTTTGATTATGCTCTCTATGATCCAAATCTAACTCAGGATGCATTATTCTTAACATTTTTTCCATTAGACTCTAGAAGTTTAGTAGGGATGAATGAGAATTATTATCTAGCATTTTTTGAACAAACAGTTTCAGCATCATGTATACTTAATATTGAATTACTAGACATATCAGGAAGTACAATAGCTTCAGATTTTATAACATTGACAGCTACTGATTTCTATATATTAAATGTTGGTCCACAAGTTATAATAGATAATACAACTATCACACAGATTGACTTTGATGATTGCTATAGATATGTCGTATATGTATCTGTACAAGGTGTATCATATGTAGGACCAGTAACTATATACATGGATTTAGCATGTCAAAGATATGAGCCTTATAGATTGCATTGGTTAAACAAGCTTGGATGTTGGGATTCATTTACCTTTGGATTAGTATCAACACAATCAGCAACTGTACAGTCATTTGCTTATCAACGTGATCCAGGTGTATGGAGTGGTAATAGCTACACTTATCCACTATACTCAGGGCAAAAAGTAAATTATGCCAAGACTAAGAATAAGCAATTAGTATTGAATTCAGATTGGATATCAGAAGGTGTTCAGAATTGGTTGGTAGAGTCTTTATATGACTCTCCTATAGTTTATCTTGAGCAAACAAATGGAACAGAATTTGAGCCTGTTAAAGTTACTAATTCAACCTACCAATTAAAGACCAGGAGAAGAGATGGATTGCTACAGGAACAAGTGACCATAGATAGAACATATACTTATAGATCACAACTTAACTAATGGCTGGAGAATTATTTATAAATGGTAGACTGGTAGACATTGACCAAAATGCTCCATTTCCTTTGACCTTTAGTATCAGTGATATTAAGGACCTATCATCAAGGAAAGGAAATAAATCAAAGACTATAACACTACCAGGTACAAGAAGCAATGTACAGTTAATGCTTAGTGTGTTTACTCTATCAGCTATTGATGGTATTTTTGAATTACAACCAGAACTGATAGACTTTGATCCAAGTATAAAAGCTGAATGCCAATACTATCAGAGTGGATTGCTTGAGTTTAATGGAGTAGTTCAGTTGATGAGCTGTAAGCAATTAGATGGAATATGGTCCTTTGACATAACTTTAGTTAGTGATACAATTGATTATATCTCTAGGCTACAGAAGATAAAAGTAAATGAATTAGGTTGGTCAGAGTATGACCATGCATTGACTTATGCTAATCAACAAGATACATGGAATGGAGTTATTCAATTGGATGGAAGTCCTTCAAGTAATTATGACTCACAAGGTTGGACTGGTGAAGGTTATTATTACGGATTGATAGATTACGGATATACAAGGCCATCAGCAGATACCTTTGCAGTTGAGAATATACCACCACAAGTATTCTGCTATGAAGTATTAAAGAAAGCTTTTGAATATTGTGGTATCACATGGTCTAGTAACTTCTTAGAGACTCAGACATTTAAGAAATTACTACTTGCTTATGATGGTGGTAACCTACCATTGATTGATAGCTCACAAGCTAATAATGAATCATTATTCACAACAGAAGATAACAATGCAAGTGGTTTAATTTTTGAAGGTATATTACAAGATTTTTTAGATCCAGGAGAGCCTACAGGAAGTATGACTATTGGAATTAGAGATTTCACAGATCAATATGATTGTACTGTTACTCAAGATAATTTAAACCAAGCACAATCTACAAATGCTTTACGATTTGTTTCTGCTAGTGAAGGTTTATTTAAAATCAATTATTATGGTGATCATGATGTTGAGATAGATATTTTAGGTAATGGATCTGGAGCATATTTTATCAAAGGATCTTATGAACTTAGATTACATATAATTAAAAATGGAGTTTACTTAACATCAGATTTAATATATCAAGGAACCTTAACTAGTACTTCTACATCATTATCATTCTCATTTAATTATTCAAGAGAAATAAATACATTAATAAATGATGAGATATCAATTACCTTAAGACTTATTATTAACAACACTAGTGTAAGTAGAAATTTTTTAACAACTTATCAATTAAAATTTCGAATAAAAAGCAATACAGCTGAATTAGATATATTAAAACAACAGCAAGGATTAACAGCTGGATCAATAGTTACATTAGCTGCATTCCTTCCTAACATGACTTGTGATGTATTCTTTAAAGCCTTTGTTAATGCATTTAATCTATTAGTTAAACCATCAACAGAAGATGCAACTGTATTAGAGATAGAGCCATTGAGTGAATTTTATAATCCAAGTGGTGATGCTATTGATTGGTCATCTAAGATTGATAGGTCAAAAGAGATTATGGTTGAGCCTACCATAAATTTCGCAAGTAAGAATTATAAATTTAATTTCACACAAGATACTGACTATTGGAATCAGAGATATCAGAATGATGTTAACAAGCAATATGGATCCTTCTTTATTGAGAGTCAGAGTCAATTCTCAGTAAACTCTACAGATTTCTTACTACCATTCTCTCAAAAGTTACTTGTTCAGATACCAGGTGATTCACCAGGTACATTTACTGATTTGATTGTTCCAAGGTCCTTTGATTTAAAAACTAATGAAAATGGTACAAGTGAGATAGTGTTAAAGAAAGGAAAGTCATTTATAGTTCAATTAGGTGGATTAAGAGCAGGGAACTGGTTTCATAGAGATGAGTTTAATGTTGATTATTTTAATACTCTTTATCCGTATGTTGGTCACTTAGATAGTTTAGATTCTCCTACATTTGACTTCAATTGGGGTGTTCCTGATTATGTATTTTGGGTAACAAATAATTATCCATCCAATAATCTATATCTATATCATGATACATTCATTAAAGAGTTGTTATCAAGGTATGGTAAGAAATTGACATGTTATGTAATGCTTAATCCACAAGATATTAACTCATTAAACTTTAGAAACTTAATAAACATTGATGGTGTAGTATATAGGTTGTTGAGTATTAGTGACTATCTTAGTGGATCTAATGTATCTACTAAGGTCGAACTTCTACGCATAATAAAAGGAGAAGGAATTCAACAAACAATCATCACTAATCCTACTGAAAGAATTACAGAAGATAGCATCATTAGAATAACAGAAGATAATTTAATCAGAATAATAGAATAATATGTCAGTAAAAATATCAGATTTAACAGCTAAGGGTAGTGCATTAGCCTCTACAGATTTAATAGAGATTGCACAAGTCTCAGGAGGATCCTATATAAGCAAGAGAGTTACAGGTCAAAATATAATTGATGCTGCTGGTGGTGGTACAGTTACAAGTGTTGATTTAACTATGCCATCAGCATTCACAGTTAGTGGTGATCCAATAACTACAGCAGGAACATTAGCAGTAGCTGCTGCTGGTGTTGCAACACAATATATCAGAGGAGATGGTCAACTTGCTAACTTTCCAACATCAAGCGGTGGTGGTGCATCTGTAAGCTATTACCTTAATGGATCAGTAAGTCAAGGTACATTTGGTGGTGTTGCAATGAAAGAAATAAATAAGACACCAGTCATAGGAGCTGGTACAGACTTCACAATAGCAACTAATGGATACATTCAGTCATTCATAACAGATGCAAATTACCCTAATCAATTAGAAATACCAGCTGGAAATTGGAACTTTGAAACCTATTTCTCTGCATCTAGTAGTGGTGGT